AACTGCAGTAGACTGCGGTATATTAAGCTGCTTTGCCATAGCTGCATTAGTCTGCACTGCAGTATCACGTAGGACTTCTAGCATCACCTCAAGTGTATTGCCTGTTGTAGATGTCAGCTTGTTGTCCATGATACCTGTCAGTGACACACCAAGCAAGCGTTCTTCTTCTGTGTTCTTCTTCCATACATTACGTAGATACTTGAAGTTAGTCAATGTAGCTTGGAACGTGCCAAGAATAGTAGCTAGGCGTACCTTTTCTTTGAGTGTTTCCGCTGAATCACTCTCACGTACAACTACCTCTGACAAATTACAGAACTGGTATGGGCGTAAGATAATCTCACTGCAAGGATTACACCCGAAGTCATGGTCAGTCTCACGTCTACCATTCTTAGCGGCTTGCTTGATAGCTGACTGCCTGTTGAAGATGCCACGCTCACCTGACTTGCTGTCGTACAGAGACAACCACTCACGCATGAACGTACCCATCTCAGGCTTAGTCTTGTAGGCTACAGAGTTATTAGCCAACGCACGTTGTCCTTCATTCTCCCACCACTGACCTGACTTGGCATGTGCCATCTGGTCATCGTTAAGATTAGACAATGAAATCAATGCACTACGGCGTACACCACCTACGACTACCACTTCACCAATCTTACACATGATGTCGTGACACTCAATTGGATAGAGCCTACGTCCTGCTGCACCCTTAAACTTCTGTACAACAAACTCAAACAACTCAACCAGAGGCTGTGGGCCTGATGCCCTACCGCCAAATGTCTTGAGGCGTTCACCTGCTGCACGTACATCGGATACATCCCACTTAGGAATCTGTCCAGTATATAACATAGCAATCAGTTCTTTGAGTGACTTAGCCCAACCCGGACGACTGTCACCTACCTTGATTACTGTGTCTGTGTGATGAAAGTCTTCATTCACAATAGGCAGCTTCTCAATGCAATGACGCTCCACAGAGAAGCCTACACCTGTGCCACACATGAGGATGTACATAGTCTCATCGAACGCACGTGGGCTATCCACAGGTACGTATGAGCAGTTGTATCCACCTACGTGGCAGCGGTCTAGTGCTGGCCCTGCAGTCATCAATGCCCTCATGCTAGGCATGATTTGTTGTGTAAGCACTGCCTCTTCTAGTTCACCTCTTAGTGAATCAGGAAGCTTATAACTAAAGTTAGCACCAAGATGCCCTTCCATATAATCAAAGTATCTAGTGACAGTTTCACTCCATGTCTCCCTTCGTTGCTCATCATCTTTCCATCTTGCGTATCGGGAAAGAGCAATAAAGTTCTGGTAGTCTGTTGGTAATTGGTTGCTTCTCATTTCATTACTCCATAATAGTTCTAATTGTTTTGATGTCAGCACCGTCTACATCGTAGAAGTATTCACGTATGCCATCCTCTATCTCTTCTCCAACCTGTCCATCGGCAGGTATAGGATACTCTTCTTCATCCACGTCTATGGTAATGAACAGTTTAACTCTTGCCATCTGCCATTACCTCTTCAATCAACTTGTCCAAGTACCACTTGGCTTTTTGCAAATCCTCTATAGGCTTATCCTTGTAGTCAAAACGCCAGAGGTATTTCATAATGTTACCCTGTAGATAATACTTAAATCCTTTGTCAGTGGCAGCAGAGATAGCATGAATACACTCAATGCCTGTCTGATTGTAGTGTGGTGGGCTGTTGACCATATCAAGTACGTTACCACTGTAGGCTTCCTTACCAGCTTGTTCTTTTTCCCTCATTACCTTCATATAATCCTCGTGTCTGCTCATGCTGAACCTCCTGTCTTAGTGTTAAAGTTAAGGTGTATTACGTTACCATCATAGGTTTTCTCTACACCCATTTCTTCTTCTAACTCTACAGTAATATCCATCTCGTTGTCAATAACATTTAACACATATTCATGTACAATATCACGAATATCTTTAGATTCTTCCATGATAGGCACGATAGCACACATCATCTTACAGAAGTGCATTACCTGCCCATAGTCCTCGTCATCCATTTGGTTCTCAGGAAAGGCCATGATGGATATATCAATCTCGCCACTCCACTTACCGTCATCGTCAGCGTAAGGCCGTAGGCGTATAACAAAGTCTTCATCTTCTATCTGTTTCTTTAGCTGTTCCATATCCATGTGCTATCTCCTTTTTACTTTTGAACCCTTGAACTTTATAAAGGGGGGATGTTTGTTCTTGCCTTTCTCTTTTAGCCAGTCTTCGGGAATGATACGGTCATAGTATCTGAACCCATGCTTGATACACCAGTCAGCGTAGGAAGACTTCGCCCCCTTACTAAGCTTGGCTCTACTATTAGTGAACACAAACCTGATGTCAAGCTTGGGATGCTGCTTCTTGATAGCGACATGCTTTCGCCTATCTGCTGCAAGGAACCTTCCCTTAGTCTCAATAATGATACCGTTGTACAGTATAAAGTCTGGTGTATAGGTGCGGTAGGCTAGGTCTTCCCATTCTATCTTGATGTTCTCGTAGTCATACTTGACCTTGTGTTCATCAAGATACAGGGATAGCTGATGTTCTAGCCCACTGCGATACCCATACTTAATAGCCATACGTCTTGCCTTATGCAGCAATTACATCTCCTATGTATGAGATGATAGGTGGATTCTTTGCCTGTGACATAACGGCAGGTCTCTCTGTTAGAGTAGGCCAACAATCAAAACGATAGTTGCAAAACCTACACCCATCATTAAGTACTTTGTTACCTGTCTCCTTACCTCTAAACTTCTCTGGTACTGGTTTAAAACACTTTTCAAATCTGTTCTCCTTTACTGTTGCTACAGTATCCTCAATCTTTTTAATCTCTACATCAAGGTCTAGTCCTGTAGCTGGTACATACTTGAACGCACCGTTAGCTTTGTTGACTACCCACCAGCCACCGACCTTCTTGCCGGATGCCTTTGCGTAGCCAGCTAACTGGCCTACGTATCCAAACCCATCGCCACTGGCAAGGGTATCGTAGGATTCAAATTTGTTTCTATATGACCAGTCGGAAGCTGATTTAATATCATCGACAGCATCATTAATGACAATATCATATGAGCCGCGAATGCTATCGTCACCAACGTCCAGATGCACGGTTTTACTATCTTCATACTGTACCCCCGCTTCCTTTAGCAATCCCTTGAAGACAGCTTCAACGATGTCTCCAAGCATCATGTTCATTATGAATGTGGTGGGGAAAGGCAAGGCGACTTCAGGCTTGTTCTTCTCATACCATAGCTGGCAAGTAGGTCTGCCAACATTGGACATGCGAATCCTGAAGTCACCTCTCTTAGTTCCCCCACCAAACTGACGCTTCAGTGCATCGGATATATCTGCGGCTACCTGATTGATGGTAGTCTCAGACATGGTACTGTCACCCTTGACAGCACTATCCATGTACTGATGTAACGCCAGTTCAGCAGGATGGTTCATTACGCTACCTCTTCAACGTCAATGATATCGTTGATGTCCAACTCATCCAACTCATCACCATCACTATCCCCTGCTTTCTCTGCATAGGCATTGATGATGTACTCGTTGTAGTTCTGTACCCATGACATGAAGTCAGCAAAGAGGTCTTGGTCTTTCTGCTGTAGTTCAACTGTCTTGGTAGTATCCATACCAGTCAGAGGTAGGTAGAAGCTATTGCCATTAGGCAGCTTACGCTCCTCAGTAGTAAGGTCTACTGTATGCTGGACAGGTAGACGCTTCATCTTAGCCAGCTTTGTGAACACGCCACCAACTGTCTTGAATGCGTCACGGTTCTCTACTTCCCAAATGAATGGGGTAGACTCCAACTCAACAGGATTACCGTTGACATCTTTAGGATTAATCAACTCGACATTGCCAAGCACTACTCGTACACGCTTGATTGACTTGATTAACTCTTTGGTAGCTTCAGGCGGTGAAGCATAGTCTTCAATCCAGCCAGCAGGTTTGCCACAGTTGTAGCCACCACCGTTATCCTTCAAGTCCATGTTAAGGGTATCAGCCATAACAGTCTTGACGTAACGATTAGGTTTGCCAGCACTACCCATTACAAACTTCTTGTACATGAAGCGTTGCATGAATGGACGGACAATAGCAGACTCAGCGTAGTAGGTAGGGCCATCTGGAATCTCCAGCTTGTATGTACCTGCCTTGACTAAGATGCTCTCTGCACCAAGAATAGCAGAGTGGTTGATGCGTAACCTAGCAAGGAACATGCCCTGCTTCTTGGTGGTTGCCGCTTCGTTTGCCATGCCCATAGCTTTAGCCATCTCAGCATAGTTGTTCGTATCAATTGTGGTAAGTTCAGTCATATAATTAACTCCTTTTCAGTTGTGGAATGCATAGTTATATCAGGTTACGTCCTTGGTGTCAAGCCAATTCGGGCCTATCTTTGCCTCTAATAATAGAGGTACGTTGAAGTCAACTCCCCACCGTAAAGTGATGAGTTTAGGTAATGCATCATTAGTAGCAGCTATGACATTGATAACCTGCGCTTCTTCGTCAGGGTGTACGTCAATAACAATACTGTCATGCACTGAGTTCACTATACACGATTGCATACCCTTTAGCAAGTCAT